TTATCCTCTTCGTAGAATTTTAATGCGTTGTTCAAGCTCTCGTATCCGTTGCTGTTCCGGTGATAAGGGCTTCGTTCCGGGCAATACATAGCCTTGTTTTTCTGCTTGGACTTGTTTTATCCAACGACGTAATGCCGTTTCGCCTATCCCTAATTCCGAACAGGCTTGGGCAACAGAATAACCTTGCTCGGCGACTAATTTTACGGCAGCAACTTTGTAATCCGGGCTAAATGTTCTTCTCATCTTAATATCCTCTTTTTGTGATAGTTTACCACCTATTGAGGACTGCAAAATTAGTGTACCACTACACGAAGCTGTCGTCAGGGTTATACTCTTGATCTTCTTGATTGATTGGTAATTCTTCTTCAAATGTGTCGTAGTCGTTCATCGTGTTTCTCCTTTCTCTTTTCTTTTTAAAATCAACTCGTTAAATTGGCTTTAAAAAAAGCCCTCGTAGGTGGAGGGCAAAGGAAATAATATTGTTTATGGTGCGGTGATTTTTTATCCTTGCCACCGCTAACAAGCCCCTTATTGTCTCTCACAACGCTAAGGAATATAATCAGATCTCTCTCACAACAAATAAGGATTAAATTATGCATAAAGCAATGTCTGAAAAACTAGCTATTCAATTCGCAAGTAAAGTAATTGAGTGTAGTCCAATAACCATTTTTAATGATAATAGCCTTAACCCTGAAGACAAAGCTAAACAGTTAAGTGATTTTATTTCTGCATTAGCTAAAGATTTTGAAAGTAATCTGTCTGAATTCAATAATTTACCTAAGCTTGATTAATTATTTTTATTGATTTAATAAGTTCATTAGTTAGTTCACTAGGGTTTAAATGCTTTAAATTAATAGCATTATCAAATACTGCCTGCCTGATTTGCGATTTATCTTCATCAGACAGGCTTCCTTCTACAACATCTAACTTCAACTTTTTAGGATTTCCTAACTGTTCGTTTAATAAGATTTGTTTAATCATTTCGTAGTTTTCATTTTGATAGGTCATAATATTTTCCTTTTAAGTAGATATAGAAACGCACTCAATTAAGTTCTGGCTTAGCTATCCTTAAATTGGTAGTGTACGGCTACCCAGACCTTTGGCGGATCTCTTAATCAATGCGTTTCCTAATGCCTGCTTAACCGCCTATCACTAAAAATTTTCTCAAAAATACAACTTAATCATTGGCTAAACAGGCATTAGATAACGGTTCGTGGGCTTGTTCGCCTAAAATTCCCCAACCGTTGTAGCAACGATATCTCGTCGTGGTTTTCCACTCAAGCCGGTAAGCACCTACCCTTAATTTCCTCTTCCACCTCTCTTAGGTCAAGGAACACAGTATCTGCTCGGAGTCACTAACCTTAAATCAGGTTATCACTTACAAGCCATTGCCACGCCAATCTGTTAAAGAGCAATAAAATCAAGATGAAATTAAACTACCTTTGTAGTAGCTTAGTAACCAACCTTGCCAACCACGATTTTTCTTTTACTGGTATGTAAAAGGCGTGATGGATTTCTCCGTCAATGGTTGCTTGGGACATGGCTTTGACTTTTTCTTGTGCTTCTTCAAATGAGTTGGCATAAACATCTGAACTCCATCTCTTGTCTTTGAAGTAGTAAGAGAAAACAAAGCGTTTCATTTCTTTTTGCATAAGGAATTACCTCTATGTATTTTGAAATTTTTAAAGGTGTTAATGGGCAATGGTACTGGCGATTAAAAGCCGCCAATCACGAAATCATTGCTCAAGGCGAAGGTTACACAACCAAACAAAGCTGCTTACATTGCATTGAGCTTGTTAAGGGGACTAACCAACAAACACCAATCAGTGAAGTTTAATTATTCAAGCCCTGTTACTGATCTGCACCCCAAAAGTTGGACTTATTATCCAACAGACAAAGGTGCAGATTTTTTATGACTAAATATAACCAAACATTTAAACAACAAGTGGTAGATTTCTACTTTCAACACGAGGAAAGTCTTTCTTTAACCTGTCGTACATTTACCGTGTCTAAACGCACATTAAGGCGTTGGATTGCTCAATATCAACATTCAGGTATAAAGGGCTTAGCCGTGCTGCATACCAAACGAACCTATACCCCAGAGTTTAAATATCACGTCATACAAACGATTCAAAACAGAGACATGACAGTTGAACAAGCCTATTTATATTTTGGTATTGCTAATCCAAGTACCATTCACCAATGGTTGAAAAGCTTTCAACAATGCGGTATAGAAGGATTACACCAAAACCCAAAGGACGACCTGCGATGAAAAAAACACGCTATGCCAAAATGCCACCGCCACCGAAAACAGAAGAAGAACGCTTACGCTTAAGAATTCTAGAATTAGAAACGGAGAATGCTTACCTAAAAAAGTGTCAGCAATTAGACCGAGAAAAAATGAGGGAAAAGCCAACGCCGTCCAAGAATTAAGAGCAGACTATCCATTAGACTTACTGTTACGGTATGCCAACTTAGCTAGAAGTACTTTCTTTTATCATTTACATGGTAAAGATAAGACAAGGGATGACAACGCTTCCTTATGTGCCCAAATTCTTGCTATCAAACAACAGAATCCACATTATGGCTATCGCCGAGTCACCAAACAATTAGGCGAGGGGATCAACCATAAACGGGTGCAACGATTAATCCAAGTGATGGGATTGCAGGTAAAAGGGAAAAGACAACGTAAATATTATTCTTATCGTGGGGAAGTGGGTAACATCGCCCCGAATCACTTACAACGAGACTTCCACGCCACCGTTCCGCACCAGAAATGGTTGACCGATATTACTGAGTTTAAGGTGAAGGGCGATAAACTCTATTTTTCCCCGATATTGGATTGCTATAACAATGAATTGATTGCTTATCAATGTAGTCGTCATCCAGATGGTAGATTAGTAAAACAGATGGTGTTACAAGCAATTGCTCGGTTAGCTGAGGGTGACTCACCGATATTACATTCAGACCAAGGTATTCAGTATCAAATGGCAAGTTATCAACAGTTATTAGCTGAGCACAATATTGTGCAGAGTATGTCAAGGAAAGGCAATTGTTTAGATAATGCCGCGATGGAGAGTTTCTTTGGTCGGATGAAAGTAGAATGTTTTTATGGCAAAACTTTCGAAAACATTGAAGAACTTGAATCTGTTATCAAAGAATATGTTCGTTATTACAATGAGGAAAGAATACAATTAAAATTAAATGGACTGAGCCCTGTTCAATACAGAATTCAGTCCTTAAAATAACAGTCTAACTTTTCGGGGTCAGATCATACAGCAGGGCTTTTTTCATCTTGATTTTTAAAGAGCATTGAGATGTTATCTCGTTTTGATGGGATTATATTACTTACGGTTTTATATTTTGTAAATACCGCAAGTTATATTTTGTTATATTATTTGCGGTTGTTTCTGGTAAATAATTGAGAAATAAAGAAATAAATTTTTAGGAGAGGTAGTTGATTGGTTGGTTTTTAACCTAATAATGAAAAAATGGGAAAATATTGGCTACTTAACTGTTAACTGATCAAGTTTTATGCTGTTATATGTAATTAATAATGCTAGACTATGAGGAATATTTTGATCGTTAATACTTTTATTTACAATGAATGAAATTCAGATAAGAGAACAATTGATTAAGGAATTAGCTAAGAAACATCCCCATAATACAGAGTTTTTAGCTGAATTACCTATTGCTAATTTTTCTCGTCGTATCGATCTTGTTATGGCGAATGGAAAACTCTCAGGATTTGAAATAAAAAGCGAACAAGATACGCTTAAGCGATTAGAGGGGCAGCTTGAAGTTTATACACAATATTTTGAAGATGTAGTTGTTGTGTGTGCAACTAAACATCTACAGGGCGTAATGGATATTGCGCCTGAAAATGTTGGAGTATGGGAATTTAATGGCAAGAAATTTATCACACATAGAAAACCATTAATGAATGAGAGATTAGAAAGTGAGAGATTTTTAAGTTTTCTTAATGTAGTTGGATTAAAAGAATTACTTAGAAAGAACAATCTTAAAGTGTCGGGTTTAAAATCAGAACTTATTAGTAGAGCTTTAAAATTAGAACGCATTACGATTCGTTCTTTCATTTTAGATTATCTAAAAAAACAATTTCCTTTAATTATTCAAGAAAGAGAAGAGTTTAAAAGTAGAAAAAAATCTAGAAATATAGCTGGGATAGCAGAAGTTACTCTAGATAATAGAATAGAAGAAAGTGGCATTTTATCAAATAATGGACAATGTATATTGCCTCAAATGCCACAAGAGTTACTTGAGCTTCCTATTAGAGAGAGATTGTTAGCTATTCGTCGTTATCATAAAAATCATCTGTTATTTCATTTAGCAAAGAAGAACTAGATAATATTTGATTCTTCAGATGAATATTTACCCTGACAGATATCCACTGTGAGGGTGATTTGCCAAAAACATTCCCTTTTGCAGCTTCAGCTATTTTTTGTTCTCCCCAACAACTAGAATCAACTATGTTGGAATAATCTTTTATGAGAGATTCTGCGATGTATTGATAACCTTGAGCTCTGTTTTCTGCACGTTTATTTCTACGAATATCCCAAGAATAAATTAAAGGATAATCTATTCTTGGTGCGGCCATACCATTGAACCTTTGTTCATCATAAACTTGAGCATGTATAGATGCATAATCTCCGTATAGTATATCGCTGTAATTAAATCCAACCTGACTAAATAATTCATACTCTAATATTTCTATCTCTCCATCATCTTTATTTTGAATTTCTGAAATTGGGGATATTGGGAATGAAGTACTTAATAAACAGATTGTTGGATTTTTAAATTCATTTTTTATCTCATTTATAATATGAATAGAATGTTGGATTTTACTTTCTAATGTTGCTCTTGATATAAACCCTTCATCAACAAATATGATTATATTGTCTATATTTTCCTCTAATTGTGATATAGCTGAAATGACTTTAGTTACATCTTGAGAATATTTTATTCTAAATCCAATGAAAGATTTATATTTCAGAAATTCTTTAACTTGTTTTGATGTCTGATTGATAGTAGCATTTCTAGTCTGAATTATAGGGATAATATTTTTATGAGGTTTTAATATATCAATCCAATTTTGAAAAGAGTTTTCAGGGGATATTAAATTATTATATTGTTCTAATATAGATGGATTTTCCTCACATTTCTTTTTAACCTCATCATATTCGGGTAAGTCTAAAAAACACAGATTATTTCCAATATTATTCTTGACAATGTCAATAGAGGTTAGAAAATCCCTTCTAGGCCAAGGGTGTAGTGTAAATAAAGGGATTATATTACTTTTATCGTTTTCTGAAAGTTCCTGAAAGCCCCTCATTTCAGCTTCTCGTGTTCTTAAAACGGGATAATATAAATAACTTCTAAAATTTACATCAATCATAATTTCTCCTTAATTGTATTAAATAATGCCAATTATGCTTAAGGCTACAGATCAATCATATATAATGATCGCAACCCTATTGAAAAAGATATAACTATTTGTTTTTCATATAAAAATAACCCTGATCCTGAAATCTAATATTCCCCTAATAAAATTTATTTCCAACTACAAATAGCTCCTATACTCAACCACCACACCAAACCTACCCAATAAAATTCAACTTCTGGCTTTGGTGGACAATCACTTTGCCTTGAATAAAGAGCTGGCTTTCATCGTTGATTTCCCATTCTCGGTAGGTTGGGTTGTCGGATAACACCAGAAATTTTTCGCCGGCACGTTGTAGGCGTTTGACATATAACGAGTTGTTATAGTTGAAGATATAAACGCCATCGCCTTCAAAGGTTTGGGTGTTGATGTCAACAAAGATCATATCGCCGGAGTTGAAAGTGGGTGCCATTGAGTCGCCTTTGATGTTGATCACACGTAACCCTTCCGGATTAATGCCTCTAAAAAGGGTGTAATATTGTTCCGGCACGTAATATAGGCGGCTTACCACTTCAACTAAATCACCCACTGAGCCGTTGCCGGCACTGGCTTCAACATTTAGCACATCAATGATAATTTTTTCTCCTTCATTTTTTGTGGATGCCAATAATGCAATCTCTTCTTTATCAATGGTTTTCGCCATTTCTGCGATCTCAATGGCTAATCTCTCACTAAATGTGCTGACAGTAACTTTCAATAGTTTTGCGAATTTGGTTGCGATATAGGCGTTTAGTGCGTTGATGCCATTAAGATAATGATTTATCGCGCTTTGGCTCATACCGAAATATTCTGCAACTTCTGCTTGGCTTAAATTTAATTCTGCTTTTTTTGTTCAAAAATTTTTTTCAGTTCTGCACATTCGTTTTTTTGTTCTTCTGTAAGTGCTTTTTTCTTTGTTGATATAGACATAACGTCCTCCTATTTTGAGTAATCCTATAACCGTTGGTTATAAAAGTAAAACAACCGCCAGTATTTACAAATAAATTATTTGCGGTAATATATGTTTTTATTTATCCCTAGCGAGGTTCTATGAAACGAATTTCACTTTCTGAATATGCAAATAAGCACGGTCAGTGGAAAACTGCTAAAGATTTAAATGTAACTCAGGCTGCAATTAGTAAAGCAATACAAGCACAGAGAAATATTTATTTGTTTGTTGATAAGAAAGGTAATGCAGTTCGAGGGGAAGAGTTGCGTCCTTTTCCGCATCAACAAAGTTAATGTAATTAAAAGGAACTGCAATGGCACGCAATGAATTAAGCAAATCTGCAATGAGAATTGCGGATTTAATCAGAAGAAAATCTGTTGAAAGGACAGACAAAGAAATCGCAGAAAGTATTGGGGTGGATCCAAGCACTCTTTGTCGATTTAAAGCAGATCATCTTGATAAATTTTGTGCTTTTTTAGACGAACTAGGTTTAGTCGTCAGAGAGAAGCATAGCGATGATGAAGAAAGGAAAGCATTAATCACTTTAGCTAAAAAAGCGATTGATGAAATGGAGTAATAAAAAAGCCACTGTTCGCAGCTATGTTATTAATCTTTTTTGAAAAATTTCTTTAATGCGACAGGTAATAACACAATCGCTCAAATGTGAAAGTAAAGTTTAAAGATTAAGTAGTTATGTGTTTCGCTAACTTTAAACCCAAGTGAAATAAGTTCGGATTGACTAAAAGAACCTAATGCAGCGAAAAGACCGACAGTAATAACTGCTGAAAAATAGGCTTGTTTATCAAATTCTTTTTTGAATTTTCTAACAATAAACTCGTGAAGAGTGATGAATATCAGTGGGGTAATAATGATGATTAAATGTTGTAGCGTTTCATTAAAAACACTGATTTTTGAAACGATCAGTAATGCTGTAAACAAGGTGATATATACATACAAATCACGAATAAGAGGGAACATGTGAAGCCTATAAAAGTAATTTTGAAAAAATTGATTGCATTTTATCACAGTGATGATTTTGTTTTGATACACCTTGTCATTTTTATGTTATTGGCTTGGTACTTTTTTGGCAAATAAAAAACCACCGCGGCAACGGTGGTTTAGATAATAAGGAAATGTATATGAATGCATTATTACCAATAAATACGAAAAAAGCAAGCATTACGATGAGTAGTCGTGAAATTGCGGAATTGGTTGAGGCGAGACACGATTCGGTAAAAAGAACCGTTGAACGCTTACAGGACAAGGGATTAATTCAACTTACACCATTGGTGGAAGTTAAAAATCATTTAGGACAAACCGTTTTAGAGTATCAACTTATTAAGCGAGATACTTATGTCGTTGTTGCCCAACTTTGCCCTGAATTTACTGCGCGCTTGGTTGATCGTTGGCAAGAATTAGAAGCACAACAAGCAAACAACGCTTTTTCAATTCCTCAAACATTATCTCAAGCCCTACGTCTAGCCGCTGAACAAGCAGAGAAGATCGAGCAGCAAGAACAGTTAATTGCGTTACAAGCGCCAAAAGCCGCATTTGTCGATCATTATGTTGACGTTGGCACCAGTAAATCGCTGCGTGAAACCGCGAAAATTTTAAAGATGCCGGAGAAAGCGATGATCGAACGTTTGATCGAAGATCGGTTGTTGTTTCGTCAATCAGGCAAGTTGTTGCCGTTTGCCAGTGAGAAAGCGAAGCCGTTGTTTACGGTGAAAACGGGAACGGCTGAACACGGACATAACTATACGCAAACTCGAGTTACCGCTGAGGGTATGCGTTTTATTGCTGAACAATATGCAACGGAGTTGATGTTATGAGTATTGGAAAATTATTGATTGATGATCAACCTCATCAAGTCTTACCTGCTTTAGCAAAAACAATTGGTTTAAATGAAGCGATTTTCTTACAACAACTACATTATTTGTTGAATTACAGCAAAAACCATATTGAAGGAAAGTCTTGGATATTTAATACCTATGAACAATGGCAAGAGATTTTTTGTTATTGGTCAATATCAACGATTAGACGCACGATAGAGAGTGTTAAAACACGAGGATTATTGATTGCAACTGACAAGTTCAACAAGATGAAAATGGATAAAACAAAGTGGTACACCATTGATTATGACCGTCTTGCCAATTTGGATATATCGACTGTTAAAAATAACAATCCATCTGTTCAAAATGAGCAGTCTGACTGTTCAAAATGGACAGATGTGTCTGTTCAAAATGAGCAGAGCAATAACCAAAAGAATACACAAAAGAATACTACACAAGATATTAAAAAAACTACGCAAAAAAAGTCGCCTGTACTTGAGCTTTTAGCTGAATTTGGGATTACCGGGCAACTAGCAGAAGATTTTATTACTCACCGTAAATCGAAAAATGCACCAATTACTAAAACCGCACTAGAACGCCTACAAAAACAAGCCGATTTAGCCGGTTTACCGCTTGCGGAGGTGGCGGAAGTTATGATTGAGCGTGGCTGGCGTGGCTTTAAAGCCAATTGGGATTGGCAAGAAACGCCACAAAACCGGTCTAAAAAATCAAAATTTGATGACAATGACGATAGCTGGTGGCGTGGCAAAACGATTGAGGTTAGGGGGTTTTAATGCGTCATTTTGCAAATACACAATTGGCGGATTTGGTCGGCAAGGAGCCGACTTATCAAGCAACGCCAGGCAAGCAAGAAATTCCGCCGCAGGTGGCAAAATTTGTCGATCGCTTATTTGTGCGATTAAAAGCGGTATTCCCAGCGTGGCAAGCGGTATTTGATGGCGAAGAGGGCTATCAGGAAGCAAAACGACTTTGGCTTGAAGCGTTGGTCAACAACGGCGTGACGACCGCTGCACAATTCAAGTGCGGTATTGCGCAGGCGGAACGGTCGGGAAGTCCGTTTTTTCCTAGCGCAGGGCAATTTATTGCGTGGTGTAAAACGGACGATTATGCCGCATTGGGGTTGCCGACCGTGGAGGAGTTGCAATATCGCTTAAATAAATTCCGTGCGTTTGGCGGGTTTGCGGAGATTGAGCGTTTTGAGTTTATTTCTGATGCGGAATATTGGTTGATTACCAAAATTGCCAATGACGCACAGCAAAAAGCGTACACCGAGATGCAAGAGGATAAGGCGATTAAAAAAGCCTTAGAAGAAATGGCAAATCGTTTAAAAAGCGGTGTGAAATTGCCTGAGCCAGTAAGAACTATCGCTAAAGAAACCACGTTTAAGCCGCATAATCCGCAAGCGGTAAAACGCTTTTTTAATCGTCCAGAATTGCAGTTTTAGGAGAAATGATGGAATTTGATAAAGACTGTTACAGAACGCCGAAATACGTGTTTAATTGGCTAAATAGCCGTTTTAAGTTTGATATTGACGGCTGTGCGACCGAAGAAAACAACTTGAGTTATCACTATATCGGCAAAGATGGCATTGCGGAGGATTTTTTAACGTTCGATCCGTTAGATTTAATTGAGGTTTTAGAATTTCCTCATGTTACGATTTTCGTTAATCCGCCTTATAGCAACCCGTTGCCGTTTGTGAAACGAGCGGCAGAGCTTAAGGCTCAGGGCTTTTTGGTGGTGATGTTATTGCCGGCAGATAAATCAACAGCGTGGTATAAGGTGATTGAAGAAAAGGCAACAGAGGTCATTGATATAACCGGTTATTATGACGAAAAAGGCAGATGGAAAAACGGACGGATTAGCTTTTTACACCCAACGGAAAATGTTGAAGTGAAAGGCAACAACAAAGGCTCAATGATTGCCGTGTTTGACCCGACAATGCAGGATTTTGTGATAAGACAGGTAAGTTTGGATTTTGTGATGAAGTGTGGTGGGTATGGAAACTAAACAACGTTTTTTCTTGCGAAACGCACGCATACAGCAAAATGCGATTGGAGCAATACATTCCGTTGCCTTAGATGATGAAAACCCTGTGGTGGTAGAAATCAAGCCCTTAACACGCACGTTAGCACAGAATGCAAAACTTCACGCAATGCTTGGCGATATTGCGAAACAATGCGAGTTTCAGGGGAAAAAACGTGACATTGAAACGTGGAAAATGATTATGGTGTCCGCTCACAAAATCGCAACGGGTGGGCAAGCAGAAATGGCAATCGGGCTGGAGGGAGAGGTGATTAATTTGCGTGAAAGCACGGCACAAATGGGAGTGAAACGGTTAGCCAGTTTGATTGATTATGTTGAGGCGTGGGGTGAGGTGAATGGCGTGAGATTTAGCAACAAGCAAGGGTTTTACGGCTATTAAAAACCGCACCGAAGTGCGGTTGGATTAGGGTTAAAAATTGTTGCGGAGTTGTGGTCGTTTTTGTTTATCCGCAAATTGTCTTAGCCTTGGTAGGCTGCGAGTCCAGTTGTTATCTTTGTGTGGCTCAAAGGCGATTTCTTGAGTGAGTTTGTTTAGGAGTTGGTTGGCGTCTGCCAAAACAGGACTAAATTCCGCTACAAGTGAATGTGCTTTAGGTGCAAATGAAGAGCCGAGTTGTTGTAAGGCTGGGTTAAGGTGTTTGATTAGCTGTTGTTGTTCAGACATCGCAATCCATAACCAGACAAGGGTTTGTAGTTCATACTCAGAGAGTTCAGTTGAGAATGTTTTTTCTGGCTCAGGCAAAGCGAGTTGTTGATTTTGTAAACTGTATTTTCCAGTTTTGCGGATTTGTGGAAGAACTTCAGAGGTTACCCAACGTTTTACTTTTTTAGCTGATGGGAGTTTTGAACCAAGCACTAAAGAATACATTCCGCTTTCATTAACGAATAGTACACGCTGTTTTCTGCGGATTGTATCGATGACCTCACGTTTCGTTAGGTCATCTGGATCAACGTGATCCTTAATGGCTTTATGTGGATTTGAATATTCCAATAATTCAGCTAGCTGAGTAGCACGGAAAAAGATTTCGTTATTTTCGATAATAGTTTGAATTTGGGAGTGTTCAAAGTTGAAGATAGTTAAGTTTGACATTTTTGGTTTCCTTTTGAGAGAAATCCCTAACTTATTAGGGCGTTCGACAGCTCAAAACCTGCCAAAAATCAGGCGGACTTATTCCCTTACGGTATTGTATTCGTCGCACTGTCGAACATTGATTTAAGTTGTTGTTTTTGTATCAGGTATAAGAGATAGGAGAAACCCAGATACAAAAAAATCACGCTAACGGGGTGAATTACCGTTTTTGGTAGGCTTTTGAGACCTTTTAAATAAATCCTAACTTGTTTTTGTCTATTTAGCAAGGAGTAAAAATGAATATTACGCTAGGCGATGAAATTAAATTTAATGATGAAGTTGTGCCCGATCATTTGCTAAAAGCATTATTTGTGGTGTTGCAGAAGCGGTATCAGGAATTAGAAAGCCCTATCGCCGCCAATATAATTATGGCAAATCATTTACAAGTTTCTGAAAAGTGATGCCGTTAAATGTCACTTTAGGATAAAGCAGCTCGACAATTTTGTGAGTAAGCATTTCGTCAGATGTATTCATAAAAGCGTGGACAAGTTCTTCTAAATAGCAAGCGACTTGTTCTTCATAGTTATATTGAATGGCACTGACAACATCAAGGTAAATTGTGTGATGGTTGAGCGTGAGATGGAGTGTTGGCGGGATTAATTTATGAGTAAATTCTGCTGCAGATATTTCGATTGTGACTTCACGTCCTGCAAAGACAACCGTTACCACTTTGGTTGGTGATGCTACCGAAAAAAGTAAGCGTACTGCTTCGGCAAAGGCTTGAATAGATTGTTGGACAGGTGAAGCATTGGAGGTGAGAGAGCTTTCAATGAGGAAGAATGAGCGTAAATTCGGTGGTAAAAATTGATAAATTTGTTCAGATGTCATCGTTTTCGTCTCTTATTCGTTTATGAAAAATACCTACGCTTGACCGAGGAGAATGTCAAGCGTAGGGAGGATTAAACAGCAAGTGTTAAGGCGTGATTGGCGACTTTGACTTTACTTAAACTTTGTTGAAAGCGAGTGTTATGGTTAAGTTCCCATAAGTCAACATTGGTTTGTAGATTAAGCCAAAATTCGGGTGTTGTTCCAAAGGCTTTTGCCAGCTTAACCGCCATTTCTAAAGTGACTTTGGTGCGATTGTTGATCAAGCCGCTGGCGGTGTTGCGATGTACATCAAGAATGTCAGCAAGATCGCCAATCTTTAGATTAAGCGGTTCTAGAAATTCTTCAAAGAGAATTTCTCCAACAGAAGTAGGTTTACGTTGCATTGTTTGCATAATCTCTCCTTATAAATCGTAACGATGAGGATCGAGTTGTAATTGAGAAATTTTGCCATTCTCAAAATGAAAAATAAGGCGATATTGTTTATTGACACGAATGGAGTAGAACTTGTTTTCTTTAGGCTCAAGCAATTCAAGATGGTTAGCTGGCGGAACACGTAAATCATTGAGGTTTTCTGCTGCATTAATCATATCTAATTTCCTAGCCAATACGTTAGTGAGATTAGAGGGGATTTTACTGTGTGCCTCGCCGTATTGGAAGAAGCGATACAGATAGTCATCTTTGAAGTGTTTTGCCGTTAGATTAAACATTGGTTTCGTTCTTATTCAATTTGATAAGAACGATTATATTTTAAATAAATACACAGTGCAACTGTTTATTTTTGAGGTATGAATGACAAAGGTAGCTAAATGCAAAATCTGTAAACAACCCTATATCAAGCGGAACTCTTTGCAAAAAGTCTGTAGCGTTGAATGTGCGATCAAACTTAGCAAGGAACAAGCACGCAAGAAACGTGAAAAGCTAGATAAGCAAGCAAGATTAGAAAGTAAAAAGCGATTATCTGCATTAAAAGAGGAAAATAAAACTAAAGGGCAATTAATTAAAGATGTAGTGGTACACTAATTTTGCAGTCCTCAATAGGTGGTAAACTATCACAAAAAGAGGATATTAAGATGAGAAGAACATTTAGCCCGGATTACAAAGTTGCCGCGGTAAAATTAGTCACAGAGCAAGGTTATTCTGTTGCCCAAGCCTGTTCGGAATTAGGGATAGGCGAAACGGCATTACGTCGTTGGATAAAACAAGTCCAAGCAGAAAAACAAGGCTATGTATTGCCCGGAACGAAGCCCTTATCACCGGAACAGCAACGGATACGAGAGCTTGAACAACGCATTAAAATTCTACGAAGAGGATAAAGAAATCTTAAAAAAGGACTACCGCGATTTTTATGTCCATTAAAATCGTATGGAATAAAACGGGTTTGTGCGCTATTTTCGCTTTCAGAACGAACTTACTATGCCCGGAGAAAGCGGCAGGCGAAGCCCAATAAACATTTAGGATTGGCGGTAGAGATAAAGGCATTATTTGATGAAAGTCGTGGTTCAGCCGGAAAGCGGACGCTAAAAGCGAGATTAAAAAGTAAGGGTATTGAGGTAGGATTAGCCTTGATTCGACAGCTGATGAAACAGCAAGGATTAGTCAGTAAACAGCCGCAAAAACGTTGGCGGACAGGCACGTCAGAGCAAGTGTCCACGTTGTTTAATAATGTGTTAAATCGGCAATTTAGTCCATGCGCTGACACAACGGTGTTATGCGGTGATACCACCTATTTGAAGGTGCAGGGGGAATGGCATTATTTAGCAATCGTGATGAACCTGGCGCAGCGTCAAGTGGTTGGTTGGCGATTGCAGAAACAGCACGATTCAACGTTAGTGGTGGAGGCATTAAATCATGCCATGCTGACAACGGAAAGAACGAGGAAGATGTTGTTTCACTCAGACCAAGGCAGTATTTATGGGAGTTCGTCATTTATACGATGTGTGAAACAGCATGGTTTGATACAAAGTATGAGTCGCCGAGGAAATTGTTGGGATAATGCACCGATGGAACGCTGGTTTAGAAGTTTTAAGTATGAATGGATGTTAAAGGGCGGTTATTCTTCATTAGATGAAGCCAAGGAAGACATTAAACATTATGTGTTTTACTATAACAGGGTGAGACCGCATAGCTATAATCAGGGATTACCGCCAGTTTTAGCGAAAAAACCTATTAGGGACTGCTGATTTAGTGGATCACTACAAGAAGCTCAAGAAGCAGTTAATAGATATATTCGTGTTCGTGATGAAAATAAAGAATGTATTTCGTGCGGAACGCCATTAATCAGTGAAAAGCTCGGTGGTGGATTTGACGCTGGACATTATCGCAGTCGTGGTGCTGCTCCGCACTTGCGATTTTATACGTTAAATATTCACGGGCAGTGCAAGCGCTGTAACCGCCATTTAGGCGGTAATTATCACGAATATCGTGTTGGATTGATTGAACGATTGGGTATTAAGAAAGTAGAGGAAATAGAAGCAGACCAACGACAAAGACACTACAGTAATGATGATTTAAGGCGGATTAAGCGAATTTTCACGAAGAAAGTTAAGTTAATACAAAAAAGACGAGGTGTGTAATGGAGTATGTTTTTAATGATATTAAAAAAATTTGTGTTCAATGGGGATATTGGGCGACACCACGTCTAGGAACGGAATATCCAAGTATCTCTATTAGCATTCCTATTCCGATTGATGAGAGTGGGCGAAGAGTGTTGCCGATTAGTGAGGATTTGGCGTTAAAAATTGAGGAGTGCCTTTTTGTGATGCGTAAGGTTACGCCGGATTTGTATGAGTTATTTATGGCGACTTATGCTTATCGTTTGCCGCTTTATACGGAATATGACAGCGATCGTGTTCCTGTCAGAATTGGGCTATTAGAGCGATTTGGGATTAGTAGAACATATTACTTTGATCAACTTAAAATTGCTGAAACCTCATTAAAATTAATGTTAAGTCAAAATAAGTGTGTTTTTCTTGCGTAGTAGATTAATTATGTGATATATTTGTATCACATTAAAAGAGGGTAAAATATGATTAAGAGTTTTAAACATAAAGGATTGGAACAATTCTTCAAAAAAGGAATTACAAAAGGATTGAGACAAGACCACGTGCGAAAGATTAATGGTATTTTATCTCTTGTTGATCGTGCTAATACGGTCGAAGAATTTATTCAATTTTATCAATGTCACGAATTAAAAGGTGACAGAAAAGGAATATATTCAATGACTGTGAGCGGAAATTACCGCATTACATTCGAATTTATTAATGGTGATGCGTATATTTTAAATTACGAAGATTATCATTAAAGGAGGTATTTATGCGTAAACCGGCACATCCAGGTGAAGTATTATTAGATGGTTTTATTGAACCGAACAAAATAAAAGTGTCTGAATTAGCAACCCATCTTGGTTTTTCTCGTGAAACTTTATCAAGAGTATTGCATGGTAAAACTGCAATGACAGCGAATTTAGCTATTGCACTCGAGGAGGCGGGAATTAGTACAGCAAGATTGTGGTTGTCTTTACAGACAGATTATGATTTATGGGAATTAAAACAGAAAAGAGAACATCATATCAAACCATTTAATTTTGCTGTTGCGTAAAAATAAGAAATATAGTTGATTTGTCCGGACTAAAAGTATATATTGTTAGCTATGGTGCGGTTTTGCACGCTTGAAACGCACAGATGTTTTTTCTAACCCTGATCGGAAACGGTCGGGGTTTTTTATTGCCTCAAATAAGGAGGCTGAGGAATGAAAATGCCTGAAAAAGATCCGAATGTGTGGCTCATTATTTGGGCGTACATTCAGCAAAATTACAATGCCATCACAGGATTTGATCTGACCCCGAAAAGTTAGACTGTTATTTTAAGGACTGAATTCTGTATTGAACAGGGCTCAGTCCATTTAATTTTAATTGTATTCTTTCCGGCATAGTAGACAAAATTGTTGCTAAAAAGTGGCTTAAAGCCTTATAGTACAAGGCTTTAAGCCCTCTTTTTGAAATATGAATAAAAAACTGCCCATTTTGCCAAAGTGCAGAAATAAAGAAACATGGCAAATTAAATAATTTTCAACGTTATTTTTGTCACCAATGCCATAAAACATTTACGTTCAAAAAGAAATTAGATCCAATAAAAATTTGGTCTGATTACACTAGTGGAAAACAAACCTATCAACAACTTGCAATTAAATATCATTGTTCCGTTAGAACCATTCAAAGATATATAGATAAATCCCCCAAAACGCCATTAAAATTACCTCAAAATCGATACCTGAACATTATTATGGATACCACCTTTTTTGGTCGTTATTTTGGTGTTTTAGTGCTGATGGATTCAAAAACAAATAAGGTAGTTTGTTATCACTTTATACGAACAGAAAAGGATATTTATTACAAATTAGCATTAAATCGACTAAGAGAAAAAGGCTATATAATTCAATCTATTACTTGTGATGGGAGAAGAGGATTAATGAAAGATCTTTTTAATACTCCGGTACAGATGTGTCAATTTCATATGATAGCTATTGTAATGAGAAAATTAAGAAAAAAACATCAATCATCAGCAGGTAAGGAATTAAAAATTATCACTAAAACAATAACAGAAAGCACAAAAAATGAATTTTATCTTCGCTTACATACATGGTATTTAAAGCACGAGATTTTTTTAAAAGAACGAAGTGAAAAAGCGAATGAAAAAGGCTATTTCCCATATAAGCATCGAAACATAAGAGGCGCTTATGCCAGTTTAAAATGGTATATGAATTATTTATTCTCTTTTGAAAAATATACTGAAATAAATATTGAAAAGACGACAAATAGGATTGAAGGATTATTTAAACATCTAAAACATCAATTAAATAATCATAATGGCTTAACAAAACAGCATAAGATTATGTTTATAAAGGATTTTTTAAATAAAAAGAGTTGCTAATATTTTGAAAAATAAATATTAGCAACAAAATTGTCCACATGACATAGTTTTTGATAGATCAGCAACAATTTTGTCTACTATGCCTTCTTTCCTCATTGTAATAACGAACATATTCTTTGATAACAGATTCAAGTTCTTCAATGTTTTCGAAAGTTTTGCCATAAAAACATTCTACTTTCATCCGACCAAAGAAACTCTCCATCGCGGCATTATCTAAACAATTGCCTTTCCTTGACATACTCTGCACAATATTGTGCTCAGCTAATAACTGTTGATAACTTGCCATTTGATACTGAATACCTTGGTCTGAATGTAATATCGGTGAGTCACCCTCAGCTAACCGAGCAATCGCTTGTAACACCATCTGTTTTACTCATCTACCATCTGGATGACGACTACATTGATAAGCAATCAATTCATTGTTATAGCAATCCAATATCGGGGAAAAATAGAGTTTATCGCCCTTCACCTTAAACTCAGTAATATCGGTCAACCATTTCTGGTGCGGAACGGTGGCGTGGAAGTCTCGTTGTAAGTGATTCGGGGCGATGTTACCCACTTCCCCACGATAAGAATAATATTTACGTTGTCTTTTCCCTTTTACCTGCAATCCCATCACTTGGATTAATCGTTGTACCCGTTTATGGTTGATCCCCTGCCTAATTGTTTGGTGACTCGGCGATAGCCATAATGTGGATTCTGTTGTTTGATAGCAAGAATTTGGGCACATAATGACGCGTTGTCATCCCTAGTCTTATCTTTACCATGTAAATGATAAAAGAAAGTACTTCTGGCTAAGTTGGCATACCGTAACAGTAAGTCTAACGGATAGTCTAGTCTTAATTCTTGGACGGCGTTGGCTTTTTCCTCATTTTTTCTCGGTCTAATTGCTGACACTTTTTTAGGTAAGCATTCTCCGTTTCTAATTCTAGAATTCTTAAGCGTAAGCGTTCTTCTTCTGTTTTCGGTGGCGGTGGCATTTTGGCATAGCGTGTTTTTTTCATCGCAGGTCGTCCTTTGGGTTTTGGTGTAATCCTTCTATACCGCATTGTTGAAAGCTTTTCAACCATTGGTGAATGGTACTTGGATTAGCAATACCAAAATATAAATAGGCTTGTTCAACTGTCATATCTCTGTTTTGAATCGTTTGTATGACGTGATATTTAAACTCTGGGGTATAGGTTCGTTTGGTATGCAGCACGGCTAAGCCCTTTATACCTGAATGTTGATATTGAGCAATCCAACGCCTTAATGTGCGTTTAGACACGGTAAATGTACGACAGGTTAAAGAAAGACTTTCCTCGTGTTGAAAGTAGAAATCTACCACTTGTTGTTTAAATGTTTGGTTATATTTAGTCATAAAAAATACTGCACCTTTGTCTGTTGGATAATAAGTCCAACTTTGGGTTGGCAGATCAATTTGTGATGGCTTTTTTTATGTCGTTGTTACGCGCGGCATTTTTACGGCAAAAGACCAGTTATCGGCAGCGGATGTTGGATGGTGCGATTTGTGGTGCATTGACGTTGTCTTGTATGTCATTGCTTGATCATTTTGGTTTTCCGGAGAGTTTAGCCTCTTTTGTCGGGGGAATGTTTGGTTTTATTGGTGCGGAGAAAATCCGTGAGTATTTGATGCAAGCAATTAAAAAGCGAGTGAATAAAGATGAGCAGATTTAAATTTTCTACTACCAGTGAAATGCGTTTGGTTGGTGTGCATCCTGATTTGGTTAAGGTGGTGCGGACTGCTATTGCGGAATCAACGTTTGATTTTATGGTGGTGGAAGGTAAGCGCAGTAAAGCACGACAAGCCGCGTTGGTGAAAAGCGGTGCAAGTAAGACGATGAATAGTCGTCATTTAACTGGCCACGCCGTTGATTTGGCACCGGTTACAGTCGAGAACGGTAAAACGGTGATCGATTGGAATAACAAGGCAAAATTTAAAGCGCTGGCGGAATTGGTGAAAGCAATCGGTAAACGTTTGCATATTGAGGTTGAGTGGGGCGGTGATTGGCGTTCATTTTATGATGGCCCTCACTTTCAGTTAAGTCGTCAGGCATATCCGGACAGGTGAGAGATGTTCACAACAAATAAAGGGTTATTTGTGATAGCGAGTATGGCGTTGTTATTTGTCAGTGTCGTCTATCAATACCATTTTATTAAATCTTTAAAATCCGAGATGGCTAAGCAATCAAACACGATCGCAATGCAAAGCAGCACGATTGAGCGGTTAAAAACGGATGCTCTAATCAATCAACAATTAGCATTGGAATTGAGTAAGCAAGAGTCAGAGGCAAGGAGTCAATCAGATGAGATTATTAAAAATATATCGACAGTCGAAAAAAACAGTGATTGTTATCGGCACAACGCTCCTCAGTCTGTTATTGAGTTCTTGCAGCAGTGAGCCTGTTCAATGTGCTTGTTCGCCTGTTCCGCCTGCGTATTTAACTTATCTTGATAAAACGCATTTCAAAGGGCAAAGCTATGGTGATGTCGCGCAGTATGCGGTGATACTCAAGCGTGAGCGTGATGTTTGTTTAAATCGAATAGATAGGATTAGAGAGTGGCAGACTGAACACGCGCAACATTAAAAGGTACTCCCAGCGGGGTGTGGCTTTCCACGGGGTTGCGGGCTCGCGGTTTTTGGCAGTTTTTTGCATTTCTAGGCATCATCATCTTCTGCGGTTTTTGTGTGTTTATTAAGCACTTTTGTTTTTGCATTTTGCATTTTGATTTTGGATTTTTGTGATTATGGAAAATTTATTTGATCTTAAATTGAATATTAATCAGATCGCCGAAATCACGGGAATGCACCGCCAGACGGTATCTCAACGCGTTGCGGCTTTAACCCCAAGTGCAGGAAGCAATAGCAAATTAAAGCTCTATCCCCTTGCGGATTTGATACGGTTGGGGTTGCAAGAAAAGATGACGGCAGATGTCGATGCAATGTCACCGAATGATAGACGTGCATTTTGGCAAGCAGAGAACGAACGGCTGAAATATGAGCGAGAAACTGGCGAGCTGATCCCTGCTTATGAAGTGGCTCAAGAAATGAGTATCTTGGCGAAAGCGGTGGTACAACAGCTTGAAACCTTGCCCGATATTTTAGAACGTGATGCTGGATTGCAACCTAATGCGCTTATGCGAGTGCAACAAGTGATTGATGACATTCGAGATCAAATGGCATTGCATATTCAAGAGACTGAACATAAGGAAGAGTAATGTTTGCATCAGCAAAAGACATTCGCCGAGATATTGCCAACGCAATAAAAGCTCCGAGACGAATGAAAGTTTCCGAAGCAGTGGCAGAATATATGCGCGTACCAATTGGTGGCGGAAACTCAGTAAAATGGGATAAACATACCGCTGCTTATATCCTAGAACCAATGGACTGCCTAAGCTCTCGTGAATATGATGCGGTGATTTTTGTAGGCCCTGCGCGAACAGGCAAAACCATTGGCTTGATTGATGGTTGGATAAGTTATTCAATTATTTGTGATCCGTCTGATTTTTTACTCGTACAACTTACCCAAGAAAAGGCAAGCGAACACAGTCGAAAAAGACTAGATCGTACATTCCGTTGTTCACCTGAAATTGCGAAACGGCTTAGTCCGCGCAAAAACGACAACAACGTGCACGATAAATATTTTCGTGCTGGGAATTTGCTCAAAATTGGCTGGCCATCAATCAATGTATTATCTTCATCGGATTACAAGTATGTGGCTTTAACGGATTACGACCGTTGGCCAGAAGATATTGATGGCGAGGGTGATGGTTTCTCTCTTGCCAGCAAACGAACCACGACCTTTATGTCTGCAGGAATGACCTTAGTGGAAAGTTCGCCAGGGAAAGACATTGTTGATATAAAACATCAACCTAAATCAACGCACGAAGCGCCACCGACCACCGGCATTTTAAGTCTGTACAATCGAGGTGACCGCCGTCGGTTTTATTGGCAATGCCCTGAATGCGAAGCGTATTTTGAACCCTCAATGGCAAATATGGTGGGATTTCGTGATGAAGCCGATTTTGTCAAAGCCAGTGAAAATGCCAGATTACAATGCCCACATTGCCAGCACCTTATTACCCCAGAGATGAAACGGGAGCTAAATATCAACGGCGTATGGCTAAAAGAAGGGCAACGCATTGACAAACAAGGCAACATTCACGGTGAAGGGCGTAAATCACGTATCGCCTCTTTTTGGCTTGAAGGTCCAGCCGCTGCCTATCAAACGTGGGCGCAACTCACTTACAAGCTCCTTAATGCAGAACAAGAGTATGAATTAACAGGGAGTGAAGAAACCTTAAAAGCAGTGATCAACACTGACTGGGGTTTACCTTACTTACCACGCTCTGCGCTGGAACAACGGCGTGCTGACGAACTAATGGAACGCCGTGAAGACGCAGACAAGGATAATAAGACAATCCCAGCACAATGCCGTTTTCTTATTGCGGCAGTGGACGTACAAGGCGGACGCAACCGCCGTTTTGTGGTGCAAATTGTCGGCTATGGTGAAAATGGTGAGCGTTGGTTAATTGACCGTTATAACATTTCGCACACCTTGCCCGATGCTGACGGTGTGATTGAACCGATTGATCCAAGATTGCCCGATGATTGGTACATTCTTATTACTGATGTATTAAAAAAACAGTACCCTCTTGCTAACAATCCAGAACATTTTATGCCCATTCTGGCAATGGCGGTGGATAGTGGTGGGGAAGAGGGCGTAACGGACAATGCCTATAAATTTTGGCGACAATGTCGGCGTGAAGGGCTAAGTAAAAAAGTGTATCTCGTTAAAGGAGATAGCACTAAACGGCAAAAATTAATTACCAAAACCTATCCAGATAATACATCACGTTCAGATCGTCATTCATCAGCGCGCGGTGATGTGCCGTTGTATTTATTGCAAACCGATTATCTCAAAGACCGCATCAACAACGCCCTTGCTCGCCAAACGGAAGGAGCAAATTACATTCACTTTCCGCGCTGGTTAGGTGAATGGTTTTTTGATGAATTAGTTTACGAAGAGCGTGGGCCAGACGGAAAATGGCGTAAACCGGGTAAAGGCAACAATGAAGCCTTTGACTTATTTTGTTACGCCCACGCTATTGCGATTTTACGTGGCTATGAACGAATTAAATGGGGTGATGAAAAGCAAGTGCCGGATTGGGCAAAATTACCCGAGATTAACCCTAATATTTTAAGAAACTCCACCGCACATCACACTGAAGAAAGTGCGGTAGAAAAAACGCAAGAATTACCTCTCAAAGCCAATATGACGAAAGAAAATGCCACTTGGCTGACAGGAAAATCTTATCGAAGAAGAGGGTGGTTGTAACAAAAAGGAAATAATAGAAAATTTGGAACATTTGACAAGATGGGGTAGCTCAACTTAAGATCTCTAAATAACTATTTTCTATTTAGAGGATGACAATGTCTCAAAATACAAAACCAATCAAAATGGAGCTAAAAGGGGAGGCTGGAAAGCGAGTGGCGTTATCAGCTGTTAAGCGTGTGATAAAAGCACATCATAAAGAAATTAAAGCTTTGGCTTACAAATGATTGATATTGAACTCGTTTTAGCGATCCATGATACCATTTTAAATGAGGAACCGGGGTTAAAAGGGCGACCTGACAGAGGTAAACTGGAAAGTGCATTAGCTCGGATTGATAACTGGATGCTTTACGAAAATACAGAAAATATTTTTGATATTGCTGCCTTATATGCGGTTGCTATTGCCAAGTCCCACGCTTTTCCAGATGGTAACAAACGAACAGCCCTTGTCACAATGCTAACTTATTTAGATCTGCAAGGTGTTGAAGTCCCGGCTAACCATCATTTAGATGATGTAATGGTTGAGGTTGCCGCTGGTGAAAGAGATTTTATTTCACTTTCCCATTATCTTCAAAAGATTACAAAAGAAGAAATATCATCCTAGAACCAATCTTTAACTGTTAGCAAAAATTGATTGAAGTCACAACACAACCCGATCAGGAATGGTCGGGTTTTTTATTGGGGAAAATATGAGCCTTTATACCATTGATGAACTAAAACAAAAAATCCGCTTGCTGGATGAGAAAATCGAAAGCGCACAAAGCCAAGTGAGTTTTAACGGGCGTGCCGTTTCTTGGCAAATTAATGAACTGAGTAAACAGCGTGATCACTATCAAGCAATGTTAGATGAAATGCTGGCGCAAAGTGGGCAGAAAGTAAAAAAACATCGCATAAAATACGCAAGATTTCGCTAAAAAATAAACCCCGAAAGGTGCGAACTTTCGGGGTTTTCTGTACCCCTTATCTAAGTTTAGCAACGAAGGAGTAACTTATTGATGGGAAGTATAGAAAATCTATTTGAGATAATCAAGGGGATACTCATGATGACAGAAAAACTGACTGCGTGGCGATTTGTTGCCGTTCTTGTGACCATTGTGCTGTGCTTTTTGGTGTGGAGAATGCCGGATATTATTCTTGCATTAGGAAACTAATAAAGAGGGAGATGTGATGAATATCCTCGAAAAAACCATTGCTGCACTTTCGCCGCAATGGGCGGCAAAACGCTCTAAAAGCCGTTATGTGCTTAATACCTATGAAGCCGCATTGCCCAGTCGAACCCATAAAGCTAGTCGAGATGGGCTGGGCGCAAATACTAATGTACAGCAAAGTGCGGTCAGTCTGCGTGAACAAGCCCGTGCATTAGACCAAAATCACGATATTGTGATCGGCATTTTGGATAAACTCGAAGAACGGGTGATCGGTTCAAAAGGCATTCATATCGAACCACAGCCGCTAATGAAAAATGGTGATGTCCACGAAGAACTAGCGGAACAAATCCGTAAATTGTGGGCGGAATGGTCTATTAAGCCTGAAGTGACTGGGCTTTATACACGCCCTGCATTGGAAAGAATGTTATTACGCACGTGGCTGCGTGATGGCGAGGTGTTCGTTCAGCTGGTGAAGGGAAAAGTACTGGGCTTGGTTCACGCCTCTAATATTCCTTTTTCCTTGGAGGCATTGGAACCTGACTTTGTGCCAATGAATACTGATGTGGCAAAAGAAAATTTGCTACAGGGGGTGTATCTCAATGCGTGGCGTAAGCCCACTGGTTATCAAGTTTACTTAGATAATCCGCAAGAGTCAGGGAAATTTTACGACAAAGTTAAAACCGTCTCGGCAGAAAATATGTTGCACTTGGCTTTTCGTAAGCGATTACATCAAATCCGTGGTGTCAGTATGTTGCACGGTGTGATTGTACGCCTTGCTGATTTGAAAGAGTATGAAGAAAGCGAACGCGTTGCTGCGCGTATTGCCGCTGCAATGACGCTGTATATCAAAAAAGGCGATGCACAACTTTATGACACGGAAGACACCAGCGAGAGCGGAGAACGGTTATTTGACATCGCCCCTGGTGCGGTCATAGATGATCTAAAACCAGGTGAAGATATTGGCTTAATTAATTCAAATCGCCCGAACACCAATTTAGAGAGTTTCCGCAACGGGCAATTACGTGCGACTGCAGCCGGCACACGTTCCAGTTATTCCAGTATTGCCCGAGATTATAACGGCACCTATTCTGCGCAACGGCAAGAATTAGTAGAAAGTTTTGAAGGCTATGCGGTGTTGCAAGATACCTTTGTAGCAGCAATCTCTCGTCCGATTTACCGGGAATGGCTCAAAATGGCAATCGCTGCACAAGCCATTCAAGTTCCCGCTGATGTTGATCCCGATTCACTTTTTAATGCGGTTTATTCTGGTCCAGTAATGCCGTGGATTGATCCAATTAAAGAGGCGAATGCGTGGAAAGAACGGATCAAGGGCGGATTAGCCACAGAAAGCCAAGCTATCCGTGCTAGCGGCAATAACCCAGCAGAAGTGAAACGCCAGCGGATTGTTGAAGTGCAAGAAAATAAACAAGCAGGGCTTAAATTTGATACCGATTTGACGAATTGTAAGGAGGGACAAAAGCACGATAAAAAAATGAGCAATACAGATAATGAAGAAAGTTAAATATTAATATTAAAGGAGCATTTTATGAACACTAATGAAGATATGTTAGATCCGATTATTGTAATACCTGAACCTGATCCAATTATTCCGGTTAATCCTGTTGCGTTTCCGACGATAGATCCAATAACGGAAATTCAAAGACAAAATTATTATTATTTTTCTCGTCGGATTGCCTACGATAGCAGAAAAATTATTAGCTACTCAGGGTTAAAAAATACTGCCTATGATGTAGATAAAAAATTGAAAGAGATTGAATCTAACACTATCAGCTTTACAAGTGCTTATGTTGTTTTAGATGATCTAGATAAATTAGCTAAATTTTATGCTGAGTGGATGACAAAAGAAGAGCTTGAAAAAGTTAAGTCACTTAGAGTTTTGATATTTAATTATCAGAATAGATTAAATGATTTAAGAAATACTTATTTAGAAAAAGAGCAAATTGCACAAAAAGCAGAAAATGATAATAAACCTCGTTTTGGATTAACAAAGGTACATCCTAAAGATTGGGATTTAATTCTTTCTATAACAGGGAGTGCTAGGTTATGGCTACATTATGTTTCAAAATACAAAATAGAGGAGATAAACAGTAAGCAGGAATTTATTGACGAACTTATTCTATTAAATGACTGCTTATCAGAATTATCTCGGTATTCTCGAAAATTACATTCTAAATTAGAGATTGAATTAGAGAGACATCTGCAAAAAACCAATAATATTCTTTTACTAGACAGAAATGAACCGGTCACTTCCTTTGATATGATGAAGCATTATTGGTCAGGAAAAGGAAATGCGGTAACTTTGCAACAGTTAGGGCTATTTGAAAAAGTTAAGTCTTTGGTAAAAACACCAAATCAACTTGGGAAACAAAATGGTCACAGTGTTCAAGGGGATTTTATTCAACAGATCATCAAAAATAACAGGAAATCTTTTCGTAATACCTATTCTTTTCGTCAGAATGTAGGAGCGTTAGCTATTAATAATCCTTTATGGGCAATTGGCGGAGCAATTATTGAAGGTCAATTCTCAGGGAATGCAGTAAGTGAAAATGGTAAATTTTATCTAAAGGGTGAGATTAGTTATAAATTCTATGATAAATTTACTGATCCTTATGATACTTTCAACTTAATTCCAGGGGAATGGAATCCAGATGGTGATAGCTATGATATTAATGGCAAATGGACTGAACCTGTTTCAGTTGAAATTAGCCAAACGGATTACCTGAACCTCAAACAGTAGGATATTTTATGTTTGCCTTTGTATGGATATTTCTCTCATTCTGTTTTTATTTTTATCTATTTACCCATTATCTTTTTCTTCCTTTCTCGGGACAAAGTATTTTGCTTTCAATTATTTCCTGGAGTGTTTTAGTCGGTGGAGTTGCATTTGTTAAACACCGATTTCAGCGAAGTCAAAAAAGCAAATGGCTGCTCCGATTTTTGTTGTCGTATTTAATGATGATAATCATCCATATGATTTTATCATTGTTAATTTTATGTTATGCAAAGGAAATATTATTTAATTATGACTGGGGCAATATTGCAGTTGGAATGTTAGGGATACCGATAGGGGTTTATTTATATCAATTTTGGACAAAATAGGTCATTTTAATGAAAAGCTGGTACTCCATTAAAGCCTCCGCCAATCAAAGTGCGGAGGTTTTTATTTATGATGAAATTGGATTTTGGGGCGTTTCAGCGCAGCAATTTGCCAATGAGTTAAAAGAAATTGGTAACGTGCGGCAAATTAATCTCCATATTCATTCGCCCGGCGGTGATGTGTTTGATGGCATTGCCATTTATAACTTGCTGAAGAATCACCCCGCAAATAAGACCGTCTATATTGACGGTCTTGCTGCATCTATGGCTTCAGTTATCGCAATGGCAGGCGATGAAGTGATTATGCCTGAAAACGCAATGCTAATGATCCATAAGCCTTGGGGCATTCAAGGCGGTGATGCGGAAGAACTGCGTAAATATGCGGATTTGTTGGATAAAGTGGAAAGTACGTTATTGATGGCGTACATCGCAAAAACAGGCAAATCCGAAGATGAATTAGCAGCAATGCTCGCTGTGGAAACTTGGCTTACCGGCAAAGAATGCGTTGAGCTTGGTTTCGCTGACAAACTGGCCGAACCCCTTGTGGCGATGGCTTCCATTCAATCGAAAAAAATAGAGGATTTTACCAATATGCCTAATGAAATCAAAAATATGTTGTTGAAGCCACAAGGCAACGCAAAAAATCAGAACGTGGCACCAGAACAAAACCCAGAACAACCCCAAGCGCACGACAAGCCGGCAGCGCAAACGGTAGATAATACCGCACAAGTGCAAGCGCAAATGGCACAACGAAATCTGGCAATCAAGGCAGTATTTGCCCCATTCAACGGTCAATTTAATGATTTGCTAGTGGAATGTTTAGGTGATGTCACCATCACTGCAGAACAAGCTAAAGATAAATTATTGGCGAAACTCGGTGAAAACACCACGCCAAGCGTACCGCAAAATCATATTCACGTTGACAACGGCAATATTGTTGGTGATAGCGTGAAAGCCTCTTTGCTTGCTCGTGCAGGTTTTGAAAAAGCCGAACAAGACAACGCCTACAATTCAATGACTTTGCGCGAATTGGCGCGCGCATCGTTGGTCGATCGTGGTGTAGGTATTGCCGGAATGAATGCAATGCAGATGGTGGGAATGGCATTTACGCATTCCACCTCTGATTTTGGGCAGATTTTGATTGATGTTGCACATAAATCCGTATTAAAAGGTTGGGCAGAAAGCACCGAAAACTTTGAACAATGGACGCATAAAGGTACGCTTACCGATTTCCGCCCTGCTTATCGTGTGGGCTTAGGTAGCTTTGAAAGCCTGCCTCAAGTTCGCGAAGGGGCAGAATATACTTATGTGACCCTTGGTGATACTGGTATGCACGTTTCGCTTGCCACTTATGGTGCATTATTCAGCCTCACACGCCAACTTATCATTAATGATGATATGCATATGCTCACCCAAGTGCCTTATAAACTTGGACAAGCGGCACGCGCGACGATTGCAGATTTAGTATTTGCTCAGCTCTTTGGCGACCCTGTAATGAGTTATGACGGTAAAAAACTTTATGATGCTGCACATAAAAACACCGTAACCAGTGGCGCAATGGATTTAGCTACCATTGATAAAGCTATTCAGTTAATGAATGCACAAAAATCCTTTGATGGTAAACAACTTGCCATTGAGCCAGATGTATTGCTTGCACCAACCTCGCTTTATACCCGAGCAAAACAAATTCTTGGTTCAAGTTCGGTGGAAGGAGCAGATATTAATGCTGGCATTATTAATCCATTAAAAGATGTGGTACCGGTTACCAAATCGCAACGCTTACAAGCAGAGAATGCGAAAATTTGGTACTTGCTTAATAAAGAGGCAATTGAAGTCTCTTATCTCAATGGTGTTGAACAGCCATTTATCGATCAGCAAACCGGCTTTACAGTGGACGGTGTAACCACCAAAGTCCGTATTGATGCTGGCGTAAATGTGTTGGATCACCGTGGTATTGTGCGTGTAACCAATAGTTAATAATCTATAAACGAGAAAACCCCGATTGCTTGCCACAGTCGGGGTTTTCTTATTTAAGCCTTAAATAGGAAGGGTTAAATAATTGAATGAATTTTAACATCAAACTGCCATCTTTTAAAGAGGTAAACATAATGCTGACATTATTAGATGAGAGAAAATCAGTGCGTTTTTTCTTATGGGCGTGCTTACTTATGGTATTTATTTTGGGCGTGATGTGGTTATTACCTGATGTTATTCACGCAATTAAACAAGTATAACAGGAGCTTATTATGGCGAAAAATTTTATTCAAAACGGCGACACCATTGATTTTGTCGCCACAAAAAATGTGAAAAGCGGCGATGTTGTGGTCTTACAAGATCTGATTGCGGTTGCCGTTACCGATGTGGCAAACAAAGCAACTGGCACAGGAATTGTGGGTGGTGTATGGCGAGTGAAAGCAAAACAAGCCGATGACATCAAACAAGGCGATGTACTGTATTGGTCTGATGCAGATGGTGCAACCAAAACCGCAGCCAGTAACAAACGCCTTGGTATTGCGTGGACTGACTCAGGCACATCATCTGAACAAGTTGATGTGAAAATCAATGCTTAACCCGTTTGAACAGGCTTTAGCACAAGCAGACAAGGCGATAACAGATATTATGATGTCGCCTTGGCTGATTGACGGTGTCATTTATCCTGCCACTTACGATGAAGTGCCGCAACGCTTTGAAGGAATGTTGCAGTACAACGAAGAATATCGGGTGAACGGCACCAAGCGCACATTAACACTGTTTAAAGAAAGCGGCTATCGTCCATGTGTGGGCGATAGTGCGGAACAAGGCGATAAGCAGTTTTTGGTTAAAGCCTTTGAGCTGGTGGATCAACTGATTATTTTGCAACTGGAGTAAATAATGACGTTAGACCAAGATCTTGCTTTAATCCGACGAAATGCGAATAAGGTGGTGAAGCAGCTCAACCGCCAAGCGGCAAAAACCATCAATCATTTGGCAACAAAAGCGCGCAATCAAGCCACCAGAGTTGTTGCTAAAGAGATTGGTGTGCCGGTGAAAACCTTAAAAGGCAGAACAAGGCAAGGCAAACATCAACGTGCAACCGCCACAAAACTGCGTGCGCAGTTGCGCGTTAATGTATCGCCACTACCGCTAATTCGCCTGTTAGAGCGCAAAGCGAATCGGGTGTGGGAAGGGCGTGGGGCAATTATGGTAGGGAAATACGCAGTACAACGTGGTTTTATCCAAACCCTTGCTAATGGGCGTACGCACGTGATGCAAAGAGCAGGGCGGGCGCGCTATTCCATTGATGTGGTGAAAATTCCACTACGTCAGCCATTGACCGCAGCTTACCAACAAGCCCTCAAAGATTATCCCACCGAATTACAGAAAGAACTGAAAGGCCGCTTAAGTGCGGTTTTTTCTTAAGGAGAAAAAATGCTGATTCATAAAGCAATCCGAGAGCAAATTGCTGAGTTACTGCAATCTCTAGATCCGACTATCAAGGTTTGGGCAGGACGCCCCACCTTTATTGACTTAGACAACGAACCAACCACGCTAGCGGTTTTTATTGATGATGCACAAAGCGAGCCAACGGGATTATGTGGTGGTGAGTGGGAGGCAATCTTAAATATTGCCATTTATCAACGTTCAACCCAAGGCGAAGCACCACTTGATGAACTTGCAGAACAAATCATTCAATGTTTGGCAGAAGCCTTTGAAGATGACGAGCTGGATACATTACAGCAATGTTATTTAACTGGGTATCACTATGAACAAGATGCGCAAAAACGCACTTGGTACATTGCGAACTTACAATATCAAATTACTTATGGGCAGGAGGAATAATGGCCACACAAACTACGCCTTTCCAAGGCACAAAATTTTATATCGGCATTGGCTTAGAAACGAAAAAGGCGATTACTGCTTGTAGTATTAGCCCCAATGCCACCATTACCGCTACCGGACACGGTGTGAAAGCCGGAGATTGTATCAAAATAAGCGGATTAGGCGCATTAGACGGTTATTATCCGGTGAAGTCGGTACAAACTGATGTGATCACCTTAGCGGATGAGGTTGATTGGTCAACACAGGATAAACCGACCAATTTCGGTCAAGCACAATTGGAAAAAGTGCAGTGGTCATCTAACTTTTGCGCCATTAAAAACATTGAAAAAGATGGCGACACCTTAACGGAAGAAGATGTTACCACAATGTGCAGTGAGGGAACGGAAACCGAACCGGGCGATATTGAGTTTGGCAGCCTAAAACTCACTTTTTTCTACGCCCCTGCAACGGTAATGCAAGCGGATTTACGCAAGAAATTCTACGGTAAAGAAACGTTCCCTTACTTGATTGTGTTCAAAAACAATCAAGGATCGCTCTATGGCACAGGCTTTATTCAAACCAGCACCAATATCAGCGGTGAAGTCAAAGGCAAGTTTGAATCAGGCGTCACCATTAAACAATCTAAACGTGATTATTTATTACCAGTCGCATAATCAACTCACCGCACGATAAAAAGTGCGGTGTTTTTTATAAACATTTTAAGGAAATCAACAATGAACAAAGGCACTAAAGCAACCTTACTTACTTGCAATTAAACCCACATTGAAACCGTTTGAACTCAACGGCAATACCTACTATATCCGTTCTTTTACTGTAGGTGATGTAAACCGTGAAGTGTTTGAATATCAAAATTGGCTGAAAGCACAGGCAATGGCACAAGGCATTGAGTTGAATCTGAATGATGAAGATGTACTCGCCAAGCAGCTTGAACCGATTGCGGATAAATACCGCCTTGCGCGCAATCTTGCTATTAAATTATGCGATGAAAAAGGCAATAACTTATTCGATCCTGACAATATCGAAGATTTAGAAGCGATCTTAACCCTTGATGACAGTGTACTTACCGCTTTTAATCAAGCTGAAAATGTAGATACCCCAAAAAACTCACCGCCCGACGCAAGTTCCAACTAACTTTATCCCTTGCGTTGGGCAAAACGCTATCAGAAATCGAAGCAATGCCTGAAAGCCACTTGCAAGAATATGAACAATTCTACCAAGAACAACCGTTCGGCTTATGGCGTGAAGATTACCGCACCGCACAAATTGCCTATCTTTTAGCAGCGATTAACAGCGATCCGAAAAAAGACAGCCCAAAACTCACCGAGTTTATGCCGTTTTTTGCAGAACAAAGTGCGGTGGAAAATAGCCAAGATTTTGATGATGGTAGCGAAATGTTTTTGGCACAGAGATAACAACGACCAAATGGTCGTTTTTTATGTGGAGATACAGGAGAAAATAAATGGAAGCATTAACTGCAGAATTTTTAGGTAAAGAAATTACATTAGTGGATAACAATGGCATTGCTTATGTGGCAATGCGTTAAATTGTTGAGGGGATTGGGTTAAACTGGGCATCACAATCAGTTAAACTTAATAAGAATAGCAAAAAATTCAGTTGTTGCGAATATCGCAACAGCTGGGAAAGACGGCAAAAGATACGAAATGCTCTGTATGCCAATCAAAAAATTAAATGGTTGGTTATTTAGCATTAACCCAAACAAAGTGCGTGCTGATTTAAAAACACGACTTGAAGAATATCAGGAAGAATGTTTCTTAGCGTTATGGGATTATTGGACGGAAGGCATTGCTCGCCGTGATGAAGTGAAAAATAAACTCACTGCTTGGCAAGAGAAAATGGCAGACTATAAAGAACGAGCAAGCCAAAAGGGGAGAGAACTGAACGCCTGTAAAAAAGAAAAAGCACAACTGGATCACGAATTTTCGCAAATTCATCAAATGGATTTGTTTTTTAATCTTTAATTCTAATTCCTCTAATTCGCCCGATAAAGTTCACACAAAGCCTTCAACGCTTGCGGGCGAGAAACGCCCATTTCAGCACAGATCGCATCAAATTCATCGGCGACTTCGGCAGGCAGTTGCATTAAAATGCGTCTAGCTCGTCCTTCGGCGATGGCTTTATCATTTAAACGGCGGGCAGTTTCCGCACGAACGCGGCGAGAGTGTTCTGTCATTGAATTTGCCATTTTTGCTCCTTGATTTTGTAGAATAAAGATTGTAGTATTTAGGAACTGCCTAGCGGTGCGGGTAAAATCACCGCTAGGACTTTTAGCTATCTATCTAGTAAGCGGGTAAACTTACGAAGATAAGAATAACTAGGATTAACAGTTTAACGAACATAATCCAGTTCCTTTTTGTTGCCGCTCTCAACAAGGGCGGCTTCTTCATTTTCAGCCCTTACTGAAAACAAATGTATTATATAAATAATAGGTTAAATCGTCAATAATTATTTATATAATGAATTTTATTTTTTTACTTTACAACCTAACCTTATTCCACTATTATTAATTCCATAGGTGTCGAAACCTACGTTAAGCGGTAATCCGCAACCGAAATCCAATGCGGTTTTTTTGTATCTAGAATTTGGTGTTTCTCCTTTTCTCAGCCAGATTTGACAAAAAACGGTAAATAACAATCAATGATCGAGTGGGCGAGGAATACAATACCTTCGGGGAATAACTCCAGCTTACTGCTAGGCTTTCGAATCACTCGATCGCCAGTTATCTTTATGATGAAGACAACTGAAATTATTCGAAAAATTAGCAGAGGCAATTATGTCAAATCAAAATCAACTTCAAACTATTCAATTTAACAATCAATCTTTAATAACTTTTGAACAAAACAGCACTCATTATGTAGCAATGCGTCCTATTTGTGAAAATATTGGCTTAGCTTGGAATGCGCAGCTATTACGAATTAAAAGAGATGAAGTGCTTTCTCAAGGTATGATCGTGATGATCACACCTACAAATGGCGGAGAACAAGAGATGGTCTGCCTCCCAATCCAATACCTCAACGGCTGGCTATTTGGCATTGATGTAAAACGCGTGAAACCTGAAATCAGAGAAACGCTCATCACCTACAAAAGAGAATGTTATCAAGCGTTGTTTGATTATTGGAATAAACCAAAACAACAGCCTTTACCCCTTGCTGAAGCAGAAGCAGATGAAGAAGCAATCCGTATTATCGCTAATCTATATCATTCTCTCCGTGGAGCGTTCGAAATGGGTGAGAAAATCCGTAAGCAATACCCTTATTTTGCAAAGGAAATTGATAAAACCATTGGCGGACATTACTTATACAATCTTAATCACCCAACTGAACAAGCATTAGAAAAAGCGAAAAGATATGTTCACGCTAAAAGCGAACGCATTATGTTCATCAAAGGAATGTTAAGCCTACTTGATGAACAACCACAACCGAAGCGACTAGCAAACTTCTAAAAATTCAATAAAAACCGACCGCACTTTAGTTTAAGTGCGGTTACAGGAGAACCAAATGAAACGAAATTGGGAGCTTATCCGCAAAATTTTGTTCAAACTTGAGCAAAAGGTTGATGATACGCCGTTGGGTAGTGAGAGCATAAAAGGCTTTCCGCCTGATGTAGTGGCATATCATTATCAACTGTTGGCACAGGCTGAACTGATTTGCATTGAAGACAATTCTACAATGGGCGATGCGGATTTTGTGGCAATAAATTTAACGTGGCAAGGACACGAATTTCTTGACAAAATCCGTAGCGACACAGCGTGGAATAAAATTAAACAAATCATTAAAACCAAAGGGATTGATTTATCTTTTGAGGCAATCAAATTAGCAGGAAAAAGTTTATTGATTTCTTTATTGAAATAGCTTGACTGCCAGTGGGGATTTAGTAAAGTCTTAATATGGAGGACAAAAAGATGAAAGGCTCATATAGTTTTATTACAAGTAGTTTAATTTGGGGAGCAAAAGTTTATATCACAGTGTTTTCTCTCTTTTCCTTATTATTAGTGTTATTGGCAGCCTTTAGCTTTTTCTCTTGGAAAACGATGATTATTACACTGCTAGCACTGTTTATGGTATTGCTGTTGTTGCATTGGAAATTGAGTAAAAAAGCATTTTTTGATAGGGAAGATAAACGTTATTCTCAATATTGGGACAAAGATTTTTATTGAAATAATTTGACTGCCAGTGGGGACATATTGGGAGAAAGCAAATGAAAAAATACAGCAAGCAAGTGGACTATCTTTTTACTGAGGTTATCGGCTTTTGGCTTTATATTATTGCTTGGTTAATGATTCCTGTACTTATTGTTTTTGCGATAGGTGGGGTAGAATGGCTTTTTTCTCCAGAAAATGGTTCAGCTAGAATGGTAGTGCTCAAGTCATTGCTTGTTGGATTGGTCGTTGGTGGTGGGGGAACTGCGTTATTATATTGGTATCTGAAACCTAAAAATAAAAAATAAGTTTATGTTAGAGAAAACCTCGCTTTTGCGAGGTTTTTTTATAGGAGAAAATAAGATGGCTGGGTCGTTAGGACAACTAAATATTTTATTAGGGCTAAATAGTGTTCAGTTCAATAAAGGGCTTGAGCAATCTATAGTTAAAGCTCGTAATTTTGCTACGGAAACGAATAAATCTTTTAAATCTATTGAAAATAGTTTATCTATTTTAGAAAGATCTGCAAAATGGACTAATACTTGGTTGAGCACTCAACAATTAACAGCCGGAATCAGACAACTGACTCAATATGCCGATGCTTATACCGAAATTCAAAATAGAATGAAATTAGTCAGCGATGAAGCTGCTAAAAGTACTCAAGCAATGCAGTCAGTTTTTGATATTTCAATGAGAACACGGCAGAGTGTGAATGCAACAGCTCAAGTGTATCAGCGCTTCGCCCAAAACGCACAACAGCTAGGAATCAGTCAAGAACAAGTAATAAGTTTAACAGAGACGGTTTCAAAATCAGTTGCTCTTTCTGGAACAAGTGCAGCCTCAGCGGAAGCTGCACTTACACAATTTGGACAAGCGTTGGCAAGCGGTGTTTTTAGAGGAGATGAGTTTAATTCCGTAATGGAACAAACACCAGGCTTAGCTCTTGCCATTGCGAATGGTTTAGGGGTTACAATTTCTCAACTACGAGATTTAGCGTCAAAAGGAAAATTAACAGTAGATGTATTAATACCGGCATTAGAAAAAGTTAAAAATCAGGTAGATAATGATTTTAATAGTATGTCGGTAACAACAGGGCAAGCATTAACGAACTTGAGCACAGCCGCAACTAAATGGATAGGAGAATTAAATACCAGCGTAGAAGGTACAGATAAATTAGCTAAAGGAATCCTTTATTTAGCGGATAATTTTGATGTATTAGCTAAGTCTCTATTAGCAGTCAGCGCAGGTGTTATTGCATTAAAAACTTTACCAAATATACAAAGCAAAATTAAAACACAAGCAGATAAATATCAGCAAATACAACAAGAGAAACAACTTGTACAAGTCACTAGAGAACGAGCTATCGCCTTAAGAGAACAAACTGCGGAAGTGCTAAAACAAGCAACAGCAGAATATCAGGCAATGAAAACGAGAGTAGATAATATTCGTTTAGCTCAACAACAAACAATAGTTGAGCGAGAATTGTTAGCGACGAAATTACAAGGAATGAGTGGCAGTGCAAGGGTTGCAAGCTTAGTGCAGTATAATGCTTTATTAGAGCAGGAAAAAGTACTGACTAAACAACTTTGTATTGCAGAAAAAGAACTTGTTACCGCAAAAAGCACCTTAAAAGTGGCTTATGCAGAAAATGCAATAACGTAGGCAGCAGCGAATGCTGGATTGGTTCGTTCAAGCGTTCTAATGAATGCTTACCGCGGTGTTGTGCGCGGAGCAACTACAGAACTTCAAATGATGAAAGCGGCATTTTTATCCAATCCGCTTATGTTGGGAATAACCGCACTTACCGTTGTCGCCTCGTTTGCGGGGTATTGGTTCGCTACCGCGGATGCCACAGAAGAAGCAACGCAAAAAGCCAAAGATTATGTGCAATCGGTTGATGCAAGTAAAGCAGCGTTAGAAAAAATGTCTGCGGCGGCGTTACAAAAACAACTGAAAGACCTTGAAGAAAGTAAAGCGGCATTCAATAAAAAAATTGATGAGCAAAAGAAAAAGGCAGCGGAATTACAAAAACAACTTGAGGAACTCAATAAAGGGGAAATGCTTAACTATGGTGCGGATTCCCTTTATTCGTTTGCAAGTAATGCGGAAAAGGTGAAAAAAGTTCAGGGCGAATTAATTGATCTCAATGCGGATTTAGATCAGTCAATGCGTGATTTAGATGCAACTAATGAACGCTATAATGCCACTAGAGAATATTACAATCAGCTTTTAGGCATCGGCTCAAATAAAACCCCAGATGTCACCGATAAAACCTTTTTATTTAGTAAATCATTAGATGAGCTGGGTATTTCCGCAGAAGATGCGAAGAATAAACTGCAGTCTTTGTTTTCAATGTTTGCGGGACAAGGGATTTTGGCATTTCAACAAGGAAATAAAATTGTTGGTTATGCGAATGATAAACTGCAAGAAGACCTCAATAAACTTGCAACTGACAAAGTGCGTGCGGGCTTAAAAGGGAAAGCACTGTATAAGCACGATGCTGAGCAAGCAGCAAAAAGTAAGGGCTATCAAGGCGAAGCGAAAGATAAATTTGTTGACGCTTATGTAAGTGCGGAGTTAGCTAAAGAGAGTAATCGAAAAACGGGCGGAAGTAAAAAATCAAGGACTGATTACGTCAAGCAATACACCGACCAGTTAACGGATATGCAAAACCGCATTGCGCAGCTAAGGGCTGATACGAATGATATTAAGCTGTTCGGTGAACCTAGCCAGTACCAAGAGTTTAGTAAACTACAACAAGACATCACTGCCAATGCGGAAAAATATGCGGCATACGGGGTGGAGGGTGTCGCGAAACTGAAAGAAATGGCGCGTCAAATTGATAGCGAAACGCAGAAAAAAGCGATTGCTCAGTTCGGTATCAATAACAACAAACAGCTTGATGCAATGGAGTTTGAATTAAGTCTGTTGGGAAAAACACGTAAAGAGCAGGATTTAATTCAGTATAACCATCAATTAGATCTGGAAGCCGCACGCCTTAAAATCGGGATGTCAAAAGAGAATGCTGCACAATTAGATGCGGAAATTATCAAGCTAAAAGCGCGTAGAGCGGAAATTGAAAGACAAAAAGCATTAGCACAGTCTAATCCGTTGCTCGGTTTGCAGGATGGCATCGTGAAATTTGGGGAGGCTGCCAATAATGTGATGGCGAATGTTTCACAGATTACACAAAATGCCCTTGGCGGAATGTCAGATGTGTTAACCGATTTTGTATTGACAGGGAAAGCAAATTTTAATGATTTAGCACAGTCGATCATCAAAGATATTAGCGCAATGATTATGAAAATGATGGTGTTCAAGGCGCTTGAGTCCGCTTTTGGTGGCACGTCTTTTGGGAAATTGTTGGGCTTTTCCCAAGGGGGTTTAGTCGGTTTTGATAACGGTGGCTTCACCGGTTTAGGCGGTAAATATACGCCTGCGGGTATCGTGCATAAAGGTGAATACGTCATCACCAAAGAAGCGACATCAAGATTGGGGGTGGATTACCTTAACTTCTTAAACTACGGTACTCGACGCGGCTTTGCCAACGGTGGCGGTGTCGCCGTGCCGAAAGTGCCAATGGTGAAAGCCAAAACACAAAATGCCAATGTCAGCATCAAAGTGATCAACAACGGGGAGCCGGTGGATGCCAAAGTGACGCAAAAACAGCAAGGCGAACAGTTGCAAGTAACGGTGGAGTTAATGCGAAAAATTGCTAAACAGGAGGCAAGCAGTATGTTACAAACCAATTTTAGAGCCGGAGGAGTCTTTGCCTAATGGAAACGTTTAAATGGTGTGTGCGGCCAAAGCTCACAATTGAAAATGAACCACGCCGCAATGTGGTGCAATTTGGTGACGGCTATGCACAACGCGCTAGAGCTGGTATTAACACTTTGCTGCGGCGTTATCCAGTAACAGTAAAAGTGAAAAACAGGGAGCGTTTGGCAGTGGATGCGTTCTTGGCTCAACACGGTGGCGTTGAGCCTTTTTATTTTAATGACCCGTTCACAAAAAGTCGTAAAAAAGTGGTGTGCGGTCAGTGGCGCATTGAAATGAACCAAACCTATAGTGAATTTAGTTGTGAATTTGAGGAAGTGCCATAATGCCACAAACAATGAGCAATGCATTTAAGCTTGAATTAAGCAAAATTGAACAAAATGCCTTGATTGAGCTGTACGAAGTGGATATGCGCAGTTTGCAGAACCGACAAGGTGAACAAGGCGAGATTTATCGCTTTTATGCCGGCACAAATGAACGTTATCAAGACATTGTGTGGCAAGGGCAAACTTATAAAGCTTATCCGATCAAAGCCGGCGGTTTTGAGTTAAACGGCAATGGACCGAGCAATCGCCCGACCTTAACTGTTTCCAATCTGTTAGGATTAATCACCGGCATTGCCGTAGATTTTAATGAAGCGGTAGGGGCAGTGGTGCGGCGGCGACAAGTCTATCTGCACTATCTTGATGCCGTCAATTTTCGTGAGGGCAATCCGCAGGCAGATCCAACACAAGAACTGGTCAGCCTGTATATCATTGAACAGTTAAGCAGTTTAAAACAGGATGTTGCCACCTTTACGTTGGCGTTGCCGACCGAAACCGACAATGCTTATCTGCCGGCAAGAATGATGATGACAGACACCTGCGCGTGGATTTATCGTTCCAGTGAATGCGGTTATAACGGTGCGCCGGTGGCGGATGAAAAAGATATGCCGACCGGCGACCCGAAAAAGGACAAATGCAGCCGTTGTTTAACCGGCTGCAAAATGCGAAATAACACACTGAATTTTGGTGGTTTCCCGAGTATTAATAAGGTGGGTTAAAGGCGTTTATCCATTGGATTGTTCGCATATAACGGTTGAACATCAAATTGTTTATCTTGCTCTAAATGCCATAAGTCATATTGAGCTTGCATATTTAGCCATAAGTTCGGTGAAGTATTTGGCAAAAGTTTACTAAGACGCACTGCCATTTCAGGGGTAACGCTCGTTTTGGCATTTAAAATTCGGGAAAGTGTAACGCGTGTTACACCAAGTTTATCGGCAACCTCGTTGATTTTAAATTCAGAAATAATATCTCTTAATACTTCACCGGGGTGGGCTGGGTTGAACATTCTCATTGCTTACTCCTTAGTGGTAATCTTGATAATTGACAATTTCAGCATCGCCGTTTTCAAATTTAAAGGTTAAACGCCAGTTGGCATTGACTTTAACGGACCAATGTCCGCTTAAATCCCCTTTCAGCGGATGCAAGTTCCAACCAGGCATATCCATTTCAGCAACATCACTAACCATATTCAGGGTAGTAAGCAATAAATGGAGCTTTTGTGCGTGCTTAGGTTGAATACCTGCCGTTGATCCAGTTTCAAAAAATGCCTGCAAGCCTTTATGTTTGAATGAAATAATCATTGTCATCTCTACCTTATGTATAGCGAGATGATACATTAGTAAAGAATGAGTGTAAAGCCTTATGTTACAAAAATTAAAAGATCAAATCGTTTCTTACGCCCAATCCTGCGAGCCGCACGAAATGTGCGGTTTTGTCGTTTTTGAGGGCAAGCAACAACGCTTTTTGCCTTGTCGCAATGTGGCGGACGATCCGGAAAACTTTTTCGAGATTGCCGCAGAAGATTATATAAACGCCAACCATTATGACGGCATTGTTGCCATTGTGCACTCTCATCCGAACGGTGCGCCGGTTTTATCCACTGCTGACCGACAAATGCAGCTACAATCCGGTTTGGATTGGTGGTTGGTTTGCAATGAAAGCGTGCATAAATTCCGTTATATCAAGCCGCTGTTAGGGCGTGAGTTTGTTCACGGTGAAAGCGATTGTTATAGCCTGTTTCGTGATGCCTATATGTTGTCGGGTGTGGATTTCCCTGATTTCGCACGCTCGGACGACTGGTGGCACGAGGGCAGCAATCTTTATCTGGACAATATGGCCACACACGGCTTTGAGCAGGTGGACGAACCGCAACTTGGCGATGTGATTTTAATGCAAGTGGGGGCGGATGTGCCGAACCACGCCGCGATTTATGTTGGCGACAACTGGGTGCTACATCACAGCCCACAGCGCTTATCAAAACGGGATTTATACGATGGCTATTGGCTTAAACATACACACAGCATTTGGAGATACCAACAATGGCAACAATTAAACTTTACGGCAATCTTAAACGATTTGGCACTGCCATCGATTTAGCGGTGGAAGACACCGCAGAAGCAATCCGCGCCTTGTGCTGCCAATTGGTCGGTTTCCGGCAAGCCTTACAGCAAGGGTATTACAAAGTGCGGATTGGCAAACATCTGGTCACCACCGCATCACTGGAAAAAGATATGCTCTACAAATTAAACGATAACGCCGTGGTGCATCTCACGCCGGTGATTAAAGGGGCGAAAAGTGGCGGTATTTTCGGCGCAGTGTTAGGTGTTGCCTTGATCGGTTTGGCTTTCTGGAACCCATTAGGCTGGGCAGCGGTTGGCGGAACCGGGCTATTAGCCGGTGCGGCACAAATGCCATTAATGTTAGGTGCGGCAATGTTGTTGGGTGGTATTTCACAAATGTTAGCCCCTCAACCGAAAATGGGCAGTGTCGGCACGGAGCAGGAGAAAAAGCAATCCACCTCATTCAGCAATTTGGGTAATTTGTCGGCACAAGGGCGACCGGTGCCGTTAGCTTATGGGGAAATTTTAACCGGTTCACTCATCATTTCACAGGGGATTGAAACCTACAATGTGAATGAAGAGATGAAAAAGAAAACCGAATCGAAGAAAGGCAAATTTAGAAAAGGATAATTAAGATGGGTAAAGGTGGTGGTGGCGGACATACGCCGTATGAAGCGCCGGAAAGTGGACGCTCAAAACAACGAATTAAAATTGTTGAAGTGATTTCCGAAGGAGAAATTCAAGGCTTAAAAGACAATGTCAAATCGATCTATCTAGATAAAACGCCGATACAGAACGCCAACGGCAGTTATAACTTTAAAAATATGGAGTTGCAAGGCACAATCGGTTCGCAAGATCAGGCGATTATGCGAGGTTTCAACACCTCAGAACGTGAAATTGGGGTTGGCGCTGAAGTGAAGCAAGCCACCGCACTGACTCGCACGGTGACCGATGCCAAAGTCACAAGGTTGCGTTTAACGCTTGGTGTACGCAGCTTGTTTCAACAAAAAGATAACGGTGATACGGTGGGTGCGAGAGTGGATTTGTTGGTTACTGTAGGCGAGCAACAATATCCAATCCATTTCAATGGAAAATATAGTAGTCAGTATTTGCGACAAATGGTGATCGATCATCTTCCAGCAGTACCATTTCAAATTAAAGTAGAGCGATTAACTGCCGACAGCGAAAAACAGCGGTTACAGAATGCGACGATTTGGTCAAGCTACACCGAAATTATCGATACCGAATTTGCCTATCCGAACACCGCACTTGCCGGCATTATGTTTGATTCGGAGTATTTTTCCAACATTCCGCAGCGTAATTACTTGGTGCGTGGCATTAAAGTGAAAGTGCCAAGCAATTATGACCCTATTGCCCGCAGTTACAGTGGTTTATGGGATGGGCGTTTTAAGGTGGCGTGGACGAATAACCCGGCGTGGATTTTTTACGATCTCTTAACCAACAAACGCTACGGAATGGGGCAACGTTTAGGCGATTTTAACGTGGATAAATGGGCGTTATACGCGATTGCGCAATATTGCGATGTGTTGGTGCCGGACGGCTTTGGCGGCACAGAGCCACGAATGACCTGCAACTGTTGGCTGACAGAACAGCGACAAGCCTATGACTTAATTAACGACTTAGCTTCCATCTTTCGGGCAATGCCGGTGTGGAATGGCCAGCAACTAACTGCTATTCAAGATCGACCAAGTGATCCCGTGTGGACGTACACCAATGCCAATGTGGTCAACGGTGAATTTGATCGCAGCTACTCCGCGTTAAAAGCACGGCATAACATTATCCACGTGGAATATCTCGACAAAAACGATTTTTACGAGAAAAAAATTGAGTATGTGTCGGACGATGAGGCGGTGAAGCGTTACGGTGCGAACGTGAAAAAGGTGACAGCTTTTGGTTGCACTTCGCGTGGGCAAGCCTATCGCTTAGGGCGTTGGATTTTAGAGACAGAAAAGCTGGAAAAAGAAACCATCACCTTTTCTGTCGGGCGTGAAGGCTTAATGCATTTGCCGGGTGACATTATCCGCGTTGCCGACAATCATTACGCCGGCACCAATATCGGCGGACGTGTGTTGGCAGTGAAAGGGCGTGAAGTGACGTTAGATCGGGAAATTGACATAAACGGCGCAAGTTATTTCAGCTATATCAATGCCGAAGCGAAACAGCAGACCATCAAAATTCAAGCCGTTAATGGCAGCATTATCACCTTAGACAGCACTCCAACCGGCTTAACCGAATTTGGCGTGTGGTCGTTGGCAACCTCGGCGGTGCGTGGCGGATTGTATCGCGCGGTGTCGATCAGTGAAAATGAAAACGGCAGCTACACCATTACTGCCTTGCAACACGAACCCCAAAAAGAGGCGATTGTCGATAACGGTGCGCATTTTGAAGCGGTGTCGAAAACATTATATTCCGCACCGCAACTCACTGATGTGGTGATTAACACCGCCAGTGGCACAGGTGCGGTGATCAATGCGGAAGTGACCGCCGGCAATGCGATCATCACACGCTATGATATTTTGATTTATCAAGGCGAAAAACTGTATCAAAGCTATATCGGGCAGAAAACGGCAGAAGTGAAATTAGATAATCTGCCGAATGGCAATTATAGCGTGGTTATCATTGCCAAAGATGATAAAGGTCGAGTATTAAGTGAAAAGACAAAAACCTTTACCATTGACCGGCCACCGATTCCGACCGGTGTTGTGGTCAGTGGTGGCATTGAAAACATTCTGATTGAGTGGGATTATGTGGATGAGTTCACGCAAACAGAAATTTATTTTGCGACCGAAGACGACTGGATGGCGGCAAAACGCTTAGTGAAAGTGAGTGACAACCGAATGTATGCGCACACCGTTGCACCGAACAGTGTCTACTATTATTGGCTGTGTCATACACGTGGACAAAATATCGGACCATTTTATCAAGAGCAAGGATTGAGAGGGGAAACAGCCGAAGATATTAACGCAACACTAGATAAATTACGTGAAGATTTAAGTGAGAATATCATCGATGAAGTGATTGATACTGCAATGCCTGCTCGCAATCTAGAGCTTGTTAAAACAGTTAGCGAAATACCGGCTAAGCATAATGGTCACAACACTCTTTACAATACCGCGGACGGCAAACAGTACACTTGGAATGGTACGCAATATACTAGCACTGTGCCAGTAAGCGATATTACAGGATTAATTCCGGTGTCAAAGCTGAGTGGACAATTGCAAGATAATCAAATAGCTACACTATCAGCATCGAAACTAACCGGGACAGTCGCACAAAACAAGATAGATCCGTCATTTGTCAGTAAAGTTACTGCAAACACAAGTGCAATTACTGCGGAAACTGCTGCGCGAACAAAAGCGGTACAAGATGAAGCAACAGCACGTACAGCTGCGATCAATACAGAAATCAAAAATCGCACAAATGCAATTAAAGTTGAAAGCGATAAGCTAACTAAAGCTATTCAAGCTGAAGCAACAACCCGAGGTACGGCGGTTACTGAACTACAAAATACAGATAAAGCACAAGCTGAAAGCATTAAACAAGTTACAGCAAAAGCTGATAATGCTTTGAGCGGATTATCTGAGGAACGCAATGCAAGAATTGCAGGCGATCAAGCTCAAGCTCAAGCAAGAAATGCGTTAACAACACGAATAGCAACAGCTGAAAGCAACATTGCAACTATTCAGCAAAGTGTTACAACGCAGTCACAAGCGATTAGTAATGTGAGTCAAAATCTTAATGCTAAGATTGATAATCTTAAGATTGGAGGTAGAAATCTATTAAGGAATACGTCTAGTGATTGGACGACTATTACTGTTGACCGATGGGGAGCTTTTTTTGCAGGACATACAGTCATTAGATATACAGATAAAGGCTTTAAAACCGGTGATGAGGTAACTGTTTCTTGTTTTCTTAAATCTCCACAAAACGCTACTTCACAAGTGGCTTTAAGATTTACAATCAAGAGACCCGATAACACGTACATTACACCCGTATCTGTTGCAAGAGTATCCGCTGGAGAAGAAAAATATTTAACATTCACTATCAAACTACCGAATAGTGATGAATTTATATGTTTTTATCCTCAGTTGCAAAGAATAGGACCGACAGGAAACAACGCTAGACCGAATTTTGATATTCAATACAAGTGTTTAAAACTCGAACGTGGCTCGATAGCAACAGATTGGACACCAGCACCGGAAGATGTTGATGCTAATGTGAATGCGGTGTCTGCTGATTTAACAAGTTACAAATCTACACAAGCAAATATCGATCAATCTCAAGCGCAACAGATCGCAACGTTAACAAGTCGTGTAGGTAATAATGAAGCTCAAATCACATCAACTCAACAATCACTTACAACATTAAATCAAAGTACAGCAACGAAATTTAATAAAATTAATGCTAATTTCATTTCAACAAATAATGCATTGAACAACGCTAAAACAGAGTTAAATGCAAAAATCATTGCTGAACAAACAGCGAGAGCAAACGGAGATAAGGCTAATGCAAGTAATATTTCCGCGCTCACTAGCAGAATGTCTAATGCTGAAAGTGTTATTACGAACATACAGAGTACAAAAGCAAGCAAAACAGAAGTAGCAAGTTTAGCTAAACAAACGTTACAAAGCGTGTGGAGAGCTGATGCACAAGCAGAGATTGATAAAATTAGTGTAGGAGGTAGAAATTTACTTATCGATAGTAAAAATCTAACCATATCATGGATTGCACCTAAAAACTCAGTTTCTGACGGAGTAGTAACATTAGTTGGTACTGGACGTTTAGTTGTAATTTCACAACAAGCAACCGAAAATTTAAACGACCTTGCAGACGGTATTGTAGCGGTCAGCTTTACTGCAAAATCTAACCAAGACGGTGATTTACATATTCGCTTTCGCAGAGTTAGACATGATGGAACTATTAGCGATGTTGCGAAATACGTAAGGATAACAAGTAGAGAGTATCAACGTTATACATTTACTCTTGATTATAATAAGAACATAAACGATTTTAATCATTTAAATTTTGAAATCGCAACATATGAGCCTACTGGGTTTATTGCAGAGATTAAACAACCAAAACTCGAACGTGGCCCAATCGCAACAGATTGGACGCCAGCACCGGAAGATGTCGATGCTAATGTGAATGCGGTGTCTGCAAAAGTGGATACAGTACAACAAACATTATCAAATGCGGAGAACGCATTAGGTAAGCGCATCGATACTATTTCAGCAACAGTGGGTCAAACTAATGCTCAAATCACTCAATTAAGTACTGCTCAAGCAACAATTAACGGTAAATTACAAGCAACTCACACAATCAAAACAGAAGCTATCTCTGGCGGAAAACTTGCAATAGCTGGAATTTCGCTCGGAGCAGGTGCGGATAGTACAACCGCAGCAAGTTCTGTGATTGTGATGGCGGATAAATTTAGTGTTGTGCAGAATAAATCTGATGGCAACCCGATTCCTGTATTTACTGTCACTGGCAATAAAACCGTGTTGAAAGGAGACTTGATTGCAACGGGCAGCATTACATCAGACAAACTTGCTACTAATAGTGTGTCAGCAGGAGCAATACAATCAGGTGCGATTAGAGCAGAGCATGTTGCAGCAGGAGAACTTACAGCAGATAAGTTAGCTATTGGCTTAGGTGGTAATCTGCTATATAACCCGATTTTTGCGAATCCAATAACGGGAAGTCCGGATGGTTGGGTTAGACATTTTTACTCAAATGTTACAGGCGTTGCTAATAATGTAACTAATAGTCATAGCTGGTTAGATGCTCAAGTTTATTTACCAAATGAAAATTTGGCTCAATATACAGTAGATACAACAAATAAAGATGTAGAAGATGGAAGTAAAGTGATGTATCTAGCACAACTTGGCGTATCACTTATTCCTGGAAAAACATATATGTTTTCAGCGTATGTATCTGCACATAGAATGCAAGCTAAGCTCTATGTTGATTGTAGAACTAAATCTGGTGGTTTTGTAGGTAATTTTCAGTCTAGTTTCGCATTTGGCTCAATGCAACATTCATTGATAAATGCCAGTCGAATATTTGTTAAATTTACCGTTCCTGCGGATTCAAATAAAGCTGATTTATTTATTATGGGGTACAAAGCAGGATCTTATACAGACTCAATGTTATTTGTTATGCGACCAATGCTTGAAGAGTGTACTCAATATACTCGAGAACCAAGCCCGTGGCAAAACAGTGGCGTAACAGCAATACACGGCGGATCAATTAGAACTGGAACAGTTGTGGCTGATAAATTAGCAGCGAATTCTGTTACCGCAGAGAAAATTGCAGCAGGGGCGATAAATGCCAGCAAGATTGCGGCAAACGCCATCACCTCAAACCATATTGCCGCAAAAACCATTTCTGCCGATAAATTGAAAGTAACCAATTTATCTTCGATTAGTGCGAATTTGGGTAAGGTTACGGCAGGTACGATTACTGGTACTCGTATTGAGGGAAACACCATTCAAGGCGGTACTATCAATGGCACGACCATAAACGGCACCACCATTAATGGCGGCACAATTCGTGGGGCAAGGTTTGAGGGGGCGACGGGAAAATTTACCGGGCAGCTTGAAGTGACAGAATTGATAGGTTGGGGAATTTATGAAAGATTTGAACATAAAATAAAGACGAAAATAAACAATCAAAAGACAATGAATATTTACATTGAACCGGCTAAAGCCGATAGATTGATTAGTATACGTTCCAATTTTAGGGACGACACCGTTAAAGAGGCGAGATTAAATGGCGAAGCAGTCTTTAATAAAAACTTGGCTAAAAGCGAGGTGGTTTGGTTCAATGGGACGTTTCTTGGTTATGACCTGAATATCAGCAGCTATTTACTGCGAAAAAATATAAGAGGGCATTTAGCCTTTACTTATCGTTCAAGGCTTAATGATGAAACTGTCACGATAACCATTGAGGCGATGATTACCGGAACAGCAAAAACAATTCACACTTGAAAGTGGTTTTATCTCCCATCGCCGTTATTGTGTTATCACACTTTACGGCGATTTTTATTAACGAAAAAAAAGGAAAACACAATGACAACATTTAATAAAATCTTAAAACCCGTTTATTCAGCCATTGCTAACTATTCGACTTCAGATGATGGGGCTATTAATGCCAAATATGTGCTTGGCTTCGGCGAAGATAGTGAAGGAGAACTCATCGACTTTGTGCCGATGATTAGCGAATATAAATATATCGATCCGGAGGCGGCAAAAATGCTGACGGAAAAACCACTCACAGAGGAGGATGTAGGCAAAACACCGAACGAAATTATGCTTGTTCGCATTTATCAGCATTTAACATCTACCAATCAGATTGTGGCATAG